ACCTGCTATTTAGCTGGATATAAAAAAAAGCAAGATTTTTTTAATGAATCAAGGTTAGCTAAAAAAGGAGAAATTGATGTAGGGAATTGGAAGTTTAAAACAGATACTTATGTATTACAAATAGCTAATTTAATTAAATTCAAGGAATAAAAAAGTAAATAAATAAAGTAAAAGCCTTATCTTTAAAGAACTCAAACAATTAAATAATTTAAACTAAAAAAAATGAGTAAACTATTAACTGGGTCTATTGACCTTTCAAAAATTGATAAGACAAAAATCGTATCTGTAGACAAGGAAGGTAATCCGTTTAAGAATAACGCGAAGTACCTCAACATAGTAGTATGGGTGAATGATGAACCAGATAACTATGGGAATACGGCATCAATCCAGATAAGCCAATCTAAAGAAGAACGGGAGTCTGGTGCAAAGGCTACCTACATTGGTAATCTAAAAGAGCCACAGAGTAGAACTAACGAGTCAACAAGTGCAAGAACTGCATCTGTTGAGGACACGCTGCCGTTCTAATTTTAGCGTGGAAGAATTAATTTGAAAAATTAAAATGAATATAGATTTAAGATTAGGCGACTGCCTTGAGGTAATGAAAACAATACCAAACGGAAGTATTGATATGATACTTTGTGATTTACCTTATGGAACAACTAATTGCAAATGGGATGAAATAATCCCTTTTAACTTACTTTGGGTTGAGTATTATAGAATAATAAAAGAAAACGCTGCAATAGTATTATTTAGTACTCAACCATTTACGACTAAAATGATTTCAAGCAATATGAATGATTTTAGATACTGTTTAGTTTGGGATAAAATAAGAGCTGCTGGATTTTTAAATGCTAATAGGATGCCATTAAAACAACACGAAGATATTTGTGTTTTTTATAAGAAATTGCCAACCTATAACCCACAGAAGTATTTAGACAAACATTATAATAAAACCAAATACAATGGCAAAGAATTAGGTAAAAATGTACTTGGTAGTTACACTTCTAAAAACACAAAAAACAACGGTGAGCGATTTCCAAAAAGCATTTTGAAATTTAGTCAAAACTGGAAAAGACAAGACCAAAAACACCCAACACAAAAACCCGAATTGCTTTTAGAATGGTTAATTAAGACATACACAAATAAAGGCGAAACTGTTTTAGATAATACTATGGGTTCTGGCAGCACAATGGTTGCTTGTGTAAGTACTAATAGAAATGGAATAGGAATAGAAATGGATGAGAATTATTTTAACATAGCAAAAAAAAGGGTGGAACAAAAAAAAAGTTTAATTTTTTTTTGTTGATATGCTTTTTTTTAAAAAATAGTTTTATATTTGAGGACACACTGCCATTCTAAAACACAAAAAACAAAAACAATGAGAAAGATAACAACAAGCCACGACTGCCCACCTATTCCAGTAAGAGATTACGACTGGTCAGCATCACGCGAAGATTGGGATGAAGGAGATTTCATCGGATATGGAAGAACAGAGCAAGATGCTATTAATGATTTACTTGAAAAGGAGTATTTAAAATGAAACAGATAGACAGATGGCTGATAGGCTTGTATATTATTATTCTTTACTTAACTTATGCAGTAAACAAGTTAATAGATGGCAACTTTTTTAACTGATGTTAATAACTTGAGAAAATAAAGAAAACAATATTTGTTATATTTAAGCCGATTTGATTTGGTTAAATGAGTAGGTGTTTGAGGTGAGACTTTGCACCTGCTCTTTTTAAGTTTAAGGAATGGCAAATGTTTACTTTAGATGATTTTGAGGAGTGCGCTGAATTTATATTAGAATATGGTGTTTATATCGCTTTGCTGGTTATGGATTGGCTCGAAAAAGAGGAACGATACGAGGAGTGCGAAATAATTTACCTAACAATTTTAATAATGAATTTGTCGAACGACTGGGATCTGCCAAGTAAACTGACCGAAACAACATTTGAGGAGTTATGCGCTATGACTAATCAAGATAGAGATGAAGAAGATTACAGAATAGTAGCGTACGAAATAATAAAAAGCATTGAATGAACTGGTATTTAGAAAAAATTACAAAGGTTAAGTCTAACCCAAACAATCCAAGATTAATAAAAGACGACAAATTTCACAAGCTGGTTAACTCTATTAAGGAGTTCCCAAAGATGCTGGAGATACGCCCTATTGTAGTTAATGACGATATGATAGTTTTAGGCGGAAATATGCGTTTAAAGGCTTGTAAGGAAGCAGGATTAAAAGAAGTGCCAGTAATTAAGGCAAGTGATTTAACAGAAGAAGAACAAAGGCAGTTTATAATCAAAGATAATGTAAGCGGTGGCGAGTGGGATTGGGATATGTTAGCTAACGAGTGGGATGTTGAGCAGTTAGATGAATGGGGATTGGATTTGCCTATAGATAATGAGGTTGACAATATGGAAGATGGAGAAGAAATGGAGCTACCTCAAAGTGTTCAACTTGAGCCACCAATGGAGTACATACTCGTTATGGCAGAACCAAATTCTGTTGAATGGGAGGAGTTAAAAGAAACATTGCAACTTAAGATGGTTAGGAGAGGAGGATACAAGAAAGGCTCGGCATTTGATGCAGTTGCATTAGAGAGGGTATTAAATTGGAATGACTTAAAAGAAAGATTAAATGCTAATAGCAGTACCAAGTAAGGGTCGAGCTGGATTGACCACAACAGACAAGATTCTCCCAAACACTTGCACGTTCTTTATTCCCGAAAGCGAGTACCATCAATACAAGGGAATTGTAAAAAACATTGTTTGTGTACCAAAAGAAGTTAGGGGAATAACGCCAACAAGAAACTGGATTCTAAAAAACACAGACAAAAAATGGGTGGTAATGCTTGATGATGATGCTAAAAACGTAGGATATATTCAAAGGTTAAAGAGAAACGTAAAGCATCACAAAATAAAAGACGAAGGATTTTGGACAGAAGAGTTCTTAAGATATTTCGATATGACAGAACAACTTAATTACAAGATATGGGGAATTAAAACAGAATCATCAAGTAAGTCAAGTTATCCGTACAAGCCAATAATAACCAAGACATATGCACTCGGATCGTGTATGGGAATTATCAACGATGGAGAGTATTACTTTGATGAAAGCTACAAGGTTAAGGAGGATTATGAACTTTGTATGCGGCATATTAGGGATAAAGGAGGACTTTTTGGTGTAAGATATGTGCATTGGGAAAACGAACATTGGACAACTGACGGAGGGTGCAAAGATTACCGAACTGTTGAAATGGAACGGGAAGCAATAAAGAAGCTGATAAAACAATATCCGGGAATGGTTAGTTCAGCAAAAAGAAAGGCTAACGAGTTTAGTATTAAATTAAACTTATAAATAGACAATGGCATACGACAGAGATAAGATATACGAACAAGCAAAAGAAGCTATAAAGAAAAACAATCTTTTTTTTATTGAGGATGTGGTGGCTTTTATACCTTGTGGACGGTCATATTTTTATGAGCATTTTAAGGATGGTATGGACAAAATGGACACTATTAAAGAAATGCTGGAGGAAAACAAGATAAAGACAAAATCAAGCATTAGAGCAAAGCTATGGAAGTCAAATAGAGCGAGTGAGTTATTAGCTTTATACAGATTAATAGCAACACCAGAAGAACACCAAAAACTTAACCAATCTTATGTGGAACAAACTACAAAAGTAGTTGAGCCAACTAAGTATATTATAGTTAATGATTCGGATACTACCACATCAAGCTAAATTCTTAAAGAGCAACGCAGTACATACTGGGTTAGTTGCTGGTTTCGGTAGTGGAAAGAGCATAGCAGCTACGATCAAGACTATTGAAAAGAAAAAGCAGTATCCGAATATCTCGGTGGCTTATTATCTGCCTACTTACTCCCTAATAAAAGACATCGCCTTTCCTAACTTTGAAAAGTATCTACAGATGATGGGTATTACTTACGACCTTAATAAAAGCGATAAGGAGTTTAATACGGAATATGGTAAGATAATAATGAGGTCAATAGATAGTCCAGAGTACATAATTGGGTATGAGGTAGGTTATAGTTTAATAGATGAAGCAGATATACCGCCAAAGGACAAGATGCGCCAAGTGCTGGTCAATGTAGTTGCAAGAAATAGAAAGAAGCTACCTAATGGAGAGCATAATAGTTTAGACTTTGTAAGCACTCCAGAGGGGTTTAGATTTATGTACGATTTTTTCGTTAAAAATAAGGATGAAAATAGAGTGCTGGTTAAAGCGAGAACAAAAGATAACCCTTACCTACCAAGTGCGTATATTGAAACCTTAAAAGGCATCTATTCAGCTACGGAATTAGAGGCTTATTTGAATGGCGAGTTTGTAAACATAACAAGCGGAAATGTTTACTATGCGTTTGATAGGTTAAATAACCATTCGGACAGAGAGGTAGAAGATAGCGACATTTTGCATGTTGGCATGGACTTTAACATTAATCAAATGTGCGCCATAGTAAACGTAATAGACAACGGAATAGCAACTGCGGTAGCTGAATATATCAACTACTATAACACCGATGCAGTAGCAAGTAAGATAAAACAAGACTTTCCGAATAATAGAGTAGTAGTGTACCCAGATGCAAGTGGGAAAAATAGAAAAACAAGCGCAGCGGAAACGGATATTAACATCCTCAAAAAATACAACTTTGGAATTAAGGCACTAACAAGCAATCCGTTTGTCCGAGATAGAATTAACACGATGAATAAGGTTTTTGAAAATCAAACAGTATTTATAAATACCTATAAATGTCCTATCTTTACAGAGCATTTAGAGACGATAGGTTATAAGAATGATGAGCCAGACAAAAGTATTAACCACAGTACGGATGCGATGGGGTATTTCGTTTGGTATAATTACGGAAAGGCTAAACCTAAAGTGTACCTATGATAGAGTTAGAGGTGCAGATATTAGAACTAATTGAAAAGCTAAATAACTGCCCTAATTTAAGGGATGAAAATAAGTTGTATAAATTACTGGCAAAGATAGAAAATGAACGAATACAGAATAACGGCAAACGGCAAAGAGAAGAAAATAGTTAAGCTACCATCTGGCAGACACGAGGTTACTCTTGAGCAATGGAACAACGCATACAAGTATGTAGAGTTAGCAGTAGAGGCTAATAGACTATTTGAGGAGGGTAAACTTGAAGAAAGCCAAGCAAAGGTCATAGAGTCTATGTGCGGAACTATCGCAGCGTTAGGTGTAGGAATTACCCTCGATGAGTTAATGAGTGTAGATTATAATAAAATCAACAACTTGTTTTTAATTCAGTTTGGCTGGTTAAGTGAAGAAAAGCCAAAGCGCAATTTTAATATAAAAGGCAAGAAGTTTAGCGTACCAAAATTCGAGCAGGGTAGTTGCGGTGACTTTATGGATGTGATGAGTTTACTTGCTATGCACGAGGAGTATAACGATGCAGAGAAAGGATTGCTTATTGCTGCGGTTTATATGCGTAACGGAGAATACTATCAAGACCTTGAAGAAATTAATCAGCGCATTGAGTTTTTAAAAAAGTATGGCAGAATGGATTTATTTTACTCGTGCGCTTTTTTTTTGTTGAGTTCGTTGAGGGTTTACAAAATAGACACCCAGCGACATTCGGCAGTAGTAGAGGAAATGGAAAAACTAACAAGTACCTTGGTCAGCTCGGCTACTACCCTCTATTCGCAAGTGTCGCAGAGTCTGGAGTCTTTTCGTATGATGTAGCGTGGTGGAAGTTTTGGAGAAAGGATTTAAACAGATTTGACCAAGTGCTGAACACGAGATTAGACGAGGTTATGGCGTTTATAGAATATAAGAGCGCATCGGCTTAATAATTAAAAAATTTGTAATTTAGAATAGTTAAATTTACCGAGATATGAACTTGCTGGAGTTAAGGAATAGAATAAGAGATAAAGCCATAGATAATGGGCTTACTTATACAGAAATAGAAACACTTTTCGACGTCAACTTATTGTTAGAGCAGACTATGCCTTGCCTTATGTGGCGTTATAGTGGCGAAACTAATAACTTTGATGAAGTAGGCACAGAGATGAGCCTAAATGTTTACTTGATTACTACGTTTCCCGATAGCGTAAGGGTAGAAACAGACACATACCAACGTGATTACATAGTTACCCAACAAAATGCGCTTAGAACGTATTTTTACGACTGGTTACAAGCTATGCCGTTTGAAAGTGGGGACGATTATTTAGAGATAATCAGCACAGAGGAGATTCCAATAGCTGAAAGGTTAGGAATAAATGAGTTTTTAACTGTTGATTTTAGGGTTAATATTTCTATTAAGCGAGATTTCTGCGTAGACCCAGAGCAGATAGCACCGACACCAAGCCAAGTGCAAGTGTATTTTAACGATGTGTTGAGATATACTCAAGCTTGTAACGTAGATTTAGAACTTATCTTAAAGAATCAAGACGGCGATTTAATCAACGATGCTACATTTACTGGCTATGAAATAGTAGTAACGCAAGGCGGTGGTGATGCAAGAGTAAGCAATTCGGATGATAGCTACGATGTTAACGTGGCAAGTGGTGGAGATTTAGAACTGCCAGATATTACAGTATCAAATAGCGATGATTCGTATAGTGTAAGTTATCCAAGCGTTCAAGATGTAGAACTGCCCGATGAAACGATAAACATAGTAGATGAAAATGGCAATCCTTTGGATAGTATTACCTTTCCAGTCTACACAGACCCTAACATTGATATAAGCACTTATTGTCCAACACCTTCTTCAAAGGGATTACTACCTTTAAAAAGTGGACAAACGACAAGCTATGTGACTAACGATGATGGAGATTTGCAGCGTGGAAGATTAACTGACTTTAATACATTACCTTATAATAACGGATTCGGCAATACGAATAGATTTACGGATGAGTTAGGTGGGCAAACATTCACTAACAACATTATAATTGACTGGTCTACTTGGGATGGTGGAACGGATGTTAATGGATATATTTTAAGCATAAATAGCGATAGTAACAATACAGTTCAAAATTGGGGTACTTGGATGGCTGGTCAGCCTTACACTACTGGTGGCTTTGGGAATTGGTATGTTGTTAATGTTTCGGAGTTAAGCACTTTAATGAATTACGAATTAACAAGTACTTTAGATGGCTACCCTTTTAACAATCCCACAAGTACTAATGGAAGATTTTGGACATCTACAACAAATCCATCAAATTCTGCAGTAGCATTATATAAAGAAAGAAATAACTTTACCATAGCAAGTGCTAATAAAATTAATTTTAATTATCACGCAATGTTTGTACGAACATTTACTTGGAATGGCGCATCACTAACATAAAATAAAATTATGGCAACTTATAAATTCGAACAATTCAATGTAGAAATAACAAACCCAACAACAAAAATAAAGTTGGTTAATGATAACATCATAGACAAGGTATGTTCAGTTGAAATATTACTTACAACAGATACTGCTAAATTTGGTGTACAATTAGATGGCTTTACTTATGCTGATACTTGGGAAGATGCAGATGTCTTAAATTGGGTTAATGAAGAGTTAAAAAAATACGAAGTATAATGGCGATAACAATACGAAAAATAGCGTGTCCAAAAGATGTTTTTATAAAGGGTATATTTGCAGCAAGTGAAAGTCAGTTGCAATCATTAACCATAGATGCAGACAACGCTGGAACGTA